ACTACTATACTTTAATGCCAACACAGGTTGGGTTAAGATGACCTCATCAGTTAATACTACTGATACACCTGCCGAAGCAGCTAAAAAGAATCCATTGTCTTTTAATTTAGCTAATGTAGGAGATATAGCAGGTGCCCAAGCAGCAATGAAAGAAGATAAAGGAGATTCTTCTTTAGCGAAAAAATATGTTCTAATGGGGGGAACATTAAAAGACCAATCTATTAGAACAGGATTAGTACCTGATACTGATGATGCAAGATCAGCATATGAACTAGATGAAGTATTCGGATATGTACCAATGCCTGGTATAGATGGATTCCAAGTACAGCACGAAGGTACATTTGGTACTTTACGTGTAGCTACAGTTGAATTTAAAGCTAACTCAATACAACAGTTAACAGATTTAGAAGCTTTGTTTTTAAGACCAGGTTATACTATGTTATTAGAATGGGGACATTCTATGTACCTAGACAAAGACGGTGAAATACAAACTCAGATTCAAACTATAGGAGATGATTATTTCAATATGTATAAAGGTACTGATGTAACTAAAAAAATTAAAGAATTACGCAAAGCTTCAAATTATAATTATGAAGGTATGTACGGTTATGTTAAAAACTTTACTTGGGCATATTCAGAAAATGGAGAATATGATTGTAAAGCATTTGTTATATCTGCTGGTGAGATAGTAGAATCATTACAATTAGCTATTTTTGGTCAAGATAAAGAAGAAGAAAGTATAACTACTAATGTAGAAAATTCTACTCCTTTACATAGTTATCTGCATGCTGTAAAAAGCTTATGTGATTCTCCTGACCTTGTAGGAGATTTACTTAATAACCCAGAATATAAAACTTTATTAACTCCCACTAAAGACTTATTAGAAAAACATAATAGAGAGTTAAAAGTATTTTCTGTAGAAATAAATAAAGATTCAGACGATATAACACCAGATCAGTATTTTAAATATATTCCTCTTTCAAATTTATTAGCATTTTTGAATGTAAACTATATGCTTAAAACTGAAGATGAAGATATTATTTCTTTTTATATAGATAATGATCCGCATGTAAATTCTTTTACTACTTTTGCTCAACACTTTTTAGTTGATCCTTATGTAGGATTTTTACCAAAAGGTAAAGGACAGCAAGGTAAATTTAGAATAAAGTTTGCAGAAGTAGGAAATGAACTTGTAGGAGATGTAGATGATATTTTAAATATTTGTATAAATGTAGATTTTATATTAGATGTTATAAATCAAAAATTAAATACTACCGACGAAGATTCTAAAACAGTTTATGATTTGGTAAAAGAAATATTAAATAAATTAACTATTGATGCTGGTAAGATAAACGATTTTGACTTACATTATGAGGATGAAGATTTTAAGTTTCATATAGTAGATAGAATGATTACTCCTTCATTTAATGATCTATCAGATGTTGTAATAGACACAATCGGTTTAAATACTGTTGTAGAAGATGTTGCTTTAAATAGTAAAATACCTTCTAGTATAGCAACTATGGTAGCTGTAGCAGCACAAAGTGCTGGTAGTGATGTAGGTGAAGAACTCCTTAATTTACAAAAATGGAATCAAGGATTAGTAGATAGAACTCAAACTACTAAGAATATAAGAGCTATAAAAAAGAAAAACGAAAATAAACCTCAAATAGCTAGGATAGTAGAATTATTAAATAGATTACAAATAACAGATAATAAAATTTACTATAATGCTGAAGACTACAAAGCTGTAACTAGTGATCATATATTTACTATGAAGAGGTTTCTTCAAGCTTATACTTCTAGGAAAAAAGTAAATATACCTGGATTGATACCTTTAGAGTTAACTCTTAAACTAAAAGGTACAGCAGGATTTAAAATCGGAGAAGCTTTTAATATATCTGAAACTATTTTACCTGAAAGATATAGAGGTACAACTAGCTTCTTAATAAATGGTGTTACTAACATAATTGATGAGAATAAATGGAATACCGAACTTACAGCTCAAATGATTATATCAGGGCAATTTAAATCTGAAGCAGAATTAGAGGAAACTGATTTACTTGAAGGTTCAGTAGAAGAAGAAGTATTAGAAGATACTAATTTATTAGATACTCTTCTTGACGAAATACCTCAAGATGGTAAAGTACAATTAACGTTCCCTGTGGGCCCTAATACTTTTGGGAGAAGAGTTAGAAATGATGAAGCCGGAGCAGGTAACTTTGGAGCAAAGAGAAAGAAAGGACCTCATATGGGAGTAGATTATGAAATTCAACCAGGAGTTGAAATAGTATCACCTTTTGATGGAGTAGTACAAGCTTTAGGTAAAAACTTCTCTAGAGGTTTATCTAAGATAAAATTACAAGGTACAGGAAAGTTTAAAGATTATGGAGTGACCTTAGGGTATGTTAATCCTAGAACCACACCACCTTTAAACATAGGAGATACAGTAAGAATGGGCGATAGAGTAGGTAGCATGGGTGACTTAGCCGGTGATTCTATTTTTGGACCAGGATATGAAGATGCAAAAACAGGTAAAATGAAAAACCACTTGCATTTAGAGTTAAGATTCAAAGGAATACCAGCACCACATACAGGAATATTTGCATAATGTACTTACCAAGATCAAAATATAGCCAACCAATTTACTCAAGAGGAGATAGTTTATTTTTACCGTCCGGCAAAGCATATACCGGTTGGTACTTTGAAACTTATGATGGAAGATACTTTACTGGTAAGACTCCAACAAAAACATCTGAAGAGCTAACAGAAGATAAACATACTGATCTTTTCATTTCAGCTAAAAGGTTTACTAATGATTTAATTATACCTACTGAATTAGATTATAAAAATGAATTTATTACTAGATATTTTATGCAAGATAAAAGAAATAAAAGTATCATAGAAGTAAAAAAGAAAAAATTCGAAGAGTTAAGCAAATTTCAGCACATACAAGGAATAAAGATAAAATGGAACTTAAAAGCACCAGCTGAAAATATCAATCAAGGTTCTTATATTTATTTTGGTAGTGCTGCAAAAAATAAAGAACTTATATTAGATGCAGAAAAAACTATATCTGGGCTTTCAAAAACTATAAATAATTACGGACAGTTTGTAAAATAGAAAATTTATCTTATATTATATAAAAGGTTGTATAAGTGTTTTATATAGTAGAGCAAGAAAGTAAGTTAGAAAACTTACAACGGTTATCAAAATTAGGGTTATATGTTGATGTTATATCAACTAATGATTTATACCATCCTAAACTTTCATCTACAGTAGCAGTTTACATTAGACCAGTAAATTCTAAACATGGTTTTATAGTACCTATAAATCATGATGAAGGTATTAACGTACCAAAAGAACGTGTCTATAGTATTCTTTCTTCTGCTAGTAAGTTGTATACTATTAATAAAAAGAACCTCTTATACCACTTTAATTTACAGGAAGCCATAGATTTATCACTACTATACTCAATGACAGAGTACGATAGATTAGAATATTCTAGAGATAATAATACCTTAAATCACTTTTATAATAAATTCAGTAATTTTAAAGGTATAAACACTCTTATTCCTCTATCTAAGTTATATGAAAGTTGTGAAAAAGTCTATGAATCAGTAAAAAAAGTTATTGATTATAGTGTACCTGAAGGGTTTGATTTCTATAACAAGACAGCTACAAATGTTTTCTTCTTATTAGAGCAATCTGGTTTAGGAATTTATTACGATCAGTTTAAAGAAATGTTTAAACCTCGTAATCCACTATACAATATACAAAATAACACAGTATTAACTCACTATAACCTATATAATGTCACTTCTAGACCTACTAATGCTTTTAATAGCGTTAACTTCGCTGCTATACCTAAGGGCGACCAATACAGGAGATGCTTTAAACCGACCAATGATTACTTTGTTGAGTTGGATTTTGACGGCTATCACCTTCGTTTACTTTGTGAGCAAATTGGTTTTAATTTATCAAGCGAATCAGCCCATAAGCAGTTAGCAAAGCAATATTTTAATAAAGAAAATATAACAGATGAAGAATACAATCAAGCAAAGCAAATTAACTTTCACGCAATTTACGGAAAGATACCCGAGAAATATTCTTTTCTCGAAGTTTTTGAAAAAATCGATGGATTCATTAAAGGGCTTTGGTCCGAATACGAAACTAACGGAAGAGTCTTGGCGCCAATTAGTAATAAACCGTTCACTAAGACGTTAAAAGATATGAATCCTCAAAAACTTATGAATTATATTATGCAATCGTTAGAAACTTCAAGAAATATTCTTATCTTAAAAGATGTACTAAGGTACCTTAAAGATAAAAATACTAAACTTGTTCTATATACGTATGATGCATTATTATTCGATTTTAGCAAAGAGGATGGCAAAAAAACATTAGAAGACCTACAGGAGATATTGGAATCTGATGGGAAATACCCAATCAAATTTAAATACTCTAAAGATCTTAGTTTATAGAACAAAAAGATATTTATAAATGATACAAGAAGCAGTTATTACGGAATTCGATTACGATATTGAACCGTTAGATTTATACGACGACATGAGCAACAAACTTTTCTGTACCTTTGCTACTGAAGAAACTTTAGATGCAGTTCTCCAGGAGATCCAAGAAAGGTATAAAATAATTTACAACAAAATTTTCGTACTATACTCAAAATCTCAAGATGAGTATATCTGTACGTACAATGTAGATTTTGGCAATATCGGTACGTTCATAGATAATACAATATTAGTACATAGAAAGAAAGACTCTAATACTCTTTATACAATTAATGCTTTGAATACTTTAATTAAAGAATTAAATGGTGGAGAATTAGATACTAGCTATCGTGTAAATTGGTCTGATTACAGAAACTGTGTACTACTTACAAAAGGACCTGAACTTAAAAGAGTAAATACAAAACTTTTTAAGATTATAGAGTTGGAGAACTAAAAAAAAGTTCTTATATTATTAATAATAGTTATAAATTAAAATTAGTTATATGGATTTAAATGCTATCCGCGCAAAACTTGACGCGTTAAACAACAACGGTCAGCAGAGAGAGAAAACTGACTATTCCACTATTTTTTGGAAACCACAATTAGGTAAGCAAACAGTTAGAATTGTACCTTCTGTTTACGACCCGACTTTTCCTTTTAAGGAATTGAAATTTCATTACGGTATTGGAAAATACCCTATGGTTGCTTTATCGAATTTCGGTAAACAAGATCCTATTGAAGAGTTTGTAAAAGAACTTAAGAAGACCTCAGATAAAGACAACTGGTCATTAGCTGGTAAAATATCACCTAAGACTAGAATCTTTGCTCCTGTAGTAGTTAGAGGAGAAGAAGATAAAGGTGTTAGATTATGGGGATTCGGAATCACTATCTATAAAGCATTACTTGCTTTAGCTGAAGATGAAGATGTAGGAGACTTTACAGACGTTATTAACGGCTGGGATTTAGTAGTAGAACAAAGAGAAGGTAATCCTTATCCAGAAACTACTGTAAGAATTAAACCTAAGCAAACTGCTTTATCAGATAATAACGATTTAGTAGATACTTGGTTAAAAACTCAACCTAATCCAGTAGAAGTACATAATCAATACGATTATGACTTTATTAAAAAGCAACTTCAGAACTACCTTAACCCAGGAGCAGCAGAAGAAGCAGCACCAGCTGCAGGAGCTGAAACACCAGCAGCACCAGCTAAGTCTGATTTCACATTAGAAACAGCAACTGCTGATAATAAAGATACGGTTAGTAAGTTCGACGACTTATTTAATGAGTAAGATAAAATTCGTATACTGCTTTTCTAAAAACCTAGCAGTTAATGAGGAGCAGTATACAATTAGTCTCACACTTCTTACACAATCAGTAAAATTACTTAATAAACATAGTAACTGTAGAATAGTTACAGATGATAGTACTTATAATGATCTTAAAGAACTATCTAACGATATTGAAGTAATTGATTCAAGCAATTTTAGATTTTTAGATGACTTTAAATTAAGTCTAATAAAAGATTTAAAAGATAATGAGATATTAGTTGACCCTGATATACTTATGTTCAAAAAACCAATGGTAGATTCTGATGTTGATTTAATATTCGACTATAAAGACTCACCTAGAAAATACTGGTACGAAGAAGATATAAGAAAAATAGAAGGTACTTTATTATATGATAAAATAAAATCTATAAAAAAACTACCTTTCGTACCCAACATAGGATTCCTAAAAATTAACAACAAGACATTACTTACAGATTATATTGAGCAATATGAATACTATAGAAAAGATATTATTGAAAGATTCGATAATCCTTTTTTATCTTTTTCTATACTTCTCGGCCAATATTTACTGGGAATACTTTTATATGAAGGAAATTATTCGTATCTTAGTATAAGAAGTGCTAACACTGCAGATGTATATGAGCATTTAGGTGGTCCGCAAAAATTTAAAATGTTAATGTCAAACAAATCACTTATATAATGGCAAAAAAACAAGAAACAAAAGAAAGAGCAACAGCAGCCGTTCGTAAGGCATTTAATCTTTCTAACTTTAAACAAAAAAAAGGTTATTCCAACGCTTCAGTTAAATTCAAAGAACAAGGTTGGATACCATTATCACAAGCTTTTCAGGATATAACATCCTTACCCGGTATACCTACCGGACATATCACTCTATTGCGTGGACATAGTGATACGGGCAAGACAACTGCCCTACTTGAAGCAGCGGTGAATGCCCAAAAAATGGGTGTTCTCCCAGTCTTCATCATTACTGAGATGAAATGGTCTTGGGAACATGCTAGAGAAATGGGATTAAAGTTCGATGAAGTAAAAGATAAGAACGGAAATGTAGTAGACTATGAAGGACATTTTCTTTACGTAGATAGAGGTACATTAAATACTATCGAAGATGTGGCTGTTTATATGGCTGATCTTATGGATGAACAAGCTAAAGGAAACTTACCTTATGATATGTGTTTCTTCTGGGATAGTATTGGATCAGTACCTTGTGAACTATCAGTTAGATCTAATAAGAATAATAACGAATGGAATGCAGGAGCTATGTCTACTCAGTTTGGTAATAATCTTAATCAGAAGATTTTATTATCTAGAAAAGAAAACTCTCCTTATACTAATACGTTAGTAGCGATTAATAAAGTATGGACTATGAAGCCTGAATCACCTATGGGTATGCCAAAACTTCAAAATAAAGGAGGTATGTCTATGTGGTATGATGCAACGTTAGTAGTTACTTTTGGTAATATTACTAACCCTGGTACATCTAAAATAAAAGCTATAAAAGACGGTTTACAAGTAGAGTTTGCTAAACGAACTAACGTACAAATAGAAAAGAACCATATTGGAGGAGTTCAATCTAGAGGTAGAGTAGTTATGACTTCACATGGCTTTATACCAGACGATAAGAGACAGATAGATAAATATAAAGATGCTCATAAAGATCACTGGTTAAAATTAGTTGGTAGTTTAGACTTTGATTTAATTGAAGAAGGAGACTTAGAAGAAGATGTTATAACTCCAAACTTACTTGATTAGTGGCTTATCAAAATATCTTAAAGAATTTAAAGCAGACCCCACCCCGAGCGTTGAATGATCATATCTTGATCATTGATGCGATGAACACCTTAATCAGGTCGTTCTCGCTGCTCAAAGCGATGAACCCATCAGGTTCCCATATTGGTGGCCTGGTAGGGTTTCTTCGTTCTTTAGGGTATGTTACTAGGATATTTGATCCAACTAGAGTTGTAATCGTATGGGACGGCAAAGGCGGTTCCGGAAATAGAAAGAATATTGACCCTAATTATAAAGCTCAAAGAGCTACTTCAAGAATAACACATTGGGGTTTATATGATACTAAAGAAGAAGAGACTGAAGCATTAATTGGACAGTTATTCAGAACTCAAGATTACTTAGAATGCTTACCAGTACATCAAATGGTATTAGAAAAGTTAGAAGCAGATGATATTATGGCTTATTTAGCAAAAAGAGCTTCTAACGCAGGTAAGAAGGTTACTATAGTTTCTTCTGATAAAGATTTTTTACAGTTAGTAGATGGTAATATAGAAGTTTATGCACCAGTAAAAAAGAAAACATTTACTAAAGACAATATCTTAGAAGAAATAAAAGTATTACCAGTTAATTTTAATGTAGTAAAAGCATTATTAGGTGATAATTCTGATAACTTACCTGGAGTTAAAGGATTAGGTATAAAAACAATAGTAGCAGAGTTTCCTAAACTCCTTACAGAAAAAACTGATCTCGATTATGTTTATAAAGTAGCAGAGGAAAAATTAGAAGGTAAAAAAATATTTGCAAAGATAATACATAATTGGGATAGAGTAGAAACTAATTTTAAATTGATGGATTTACATGATACTTCTTTAGATAAAAATGAAATAGATTATGTAGAAGAAATACTTAAATCTCCTATACCTGACTTACAGACAGGAGCATTTTTACATCATTTAGATCAAGATAAGATAGAAGGTATAACAAAAAACACAGAAGGTTGGTTAGAAAACTTCAGAGGTTTAACAACAGTAAAATAATATGTTAATAATGGATCAATTAGATTGTTCAAATTTTACCAAAGGTGTAATAGCTGGTAACTTTGACGTAATACACCCAGGATACATATCAATGTTTAAAGAAATGTCAGAAAACTGTGACTGTCTTGTAGTATTATTACATACAGACCCTTCAATTGAAAGACCTGAAAAGTTAAAACCCATACTTACCTCAGATGAGAGAAAAGAAATGTTACTATCTATAAAATACGTAGACGATGTAGTTAGATATACTTATGAAGAACAGTTATACGATTTGTTAAAAGTAGGAGAGTTTAACTTAAGGTTTTTAGGAGATGATTATATTGATAAACCTTTCACTGGAGATGATTTAAAAATACCTATTCATTATTTGAATAGAGACCATGGATGGTCTACAACTAAATTTAAAAGATTAATATCAGAAAGTTATGAAAAAGCTAATAATAGTTAGCGGATACTTTAATCCGTTACATAAAGGACATTTAGAGTTATTTGAAAAAGCTAAAGAAGTTGGTGACTTACTTTGCGTTATAGTAAATAACGATAAACAAAGAGAAATGAAAGGTTCTAAATTTTTTCAAGATCAAGACGAAAGAATTAGAATTATTAGAGCATTAAGTATAGTAGATATGGCATGGATATCAGTTGATGAAGATTCTACCCAAAACGCTACTCTTAAACTAATGGTTGATAAGTTTTTCGGTTCTATGAAACTTGCATTTGCTAACGGAGGAGATCAAAATAATGATACTATTCCAGAAGCTGAGGTGTGTAAAATGTTTGATATAGAATTAATTGATGGATTAGGAGATAAAATACAAAGTTCTTCTTGGTTATTAGGAAAAAAGTAATTATATTAATACAAAGGTTTTAAATGACATTAAAGAGTTTACAACAATACGGGAAAGGGTTCCAATTAAAAGTCTTAGGTTCATTACTTACAGACAAATCATTTTTACTTAATGTTAGAGATGTTCTTCACGATCATTACTTCGATGCTGATTCACATAAGTGGATTATAAAGCAGGTTTGTGATTACTTTGATAAGTATCATACCAATATTACTATGGATGTTCTTAAAGTAGAACTTCAAAAAGTAGAAAACGAAGTATTACAAGTAGCGTTAAAAGAAGAGTTAAGAAACTCTTATGAAGCTTCTACAGAGGACGTAGAATTTGTACAAGAAGAATTTACTACTTTCTGTAAGAACCAAGAAATGAAAAACGCTATACTTAATTCAGCTGATCTTCTAAAGCAGCATGATTTTGACGGTATTCGTAATACTATTGAAGCTGCTATGAAAGCCGGTATGGATAAAAATATAGGTCATGAGTATAATAAAGACGTAGAAACTCGTTATAGAGTTGATTATAGACCTACTATACCTTCTCCATGGCCTGCACTTAATGAAGGTATACAAGGAGGATTTGGACCAGGAGATTTAGGAATAATATTCGGTAGTCCCGGTGGTGGAAAATCATGGACTATGGTAGCTATCGCAGCTCATGCTGTTAGTATAGGTTATAAAGTTAATTATTATACCTTAGAGTTAGGAGAAGATTATGTTGGTAAAAGATTTGATTGTTATTTTACTGGTCATAGTATAGACGTAGTTAATAAGTACAGAGCTGATGTTCAGAAATACGTAGATGAACTTCCTGGTAAATTAATAGTAAAGGAGTATGCACCAAAGCAAGCTACAGTTAGTACTATTAGATCACATATACAGAAATGTACTGATATGGACCATAAACCTGATCTTATTATTATTGATTACGTTGATTATTTAAAAGCACCATCTAGAGGTAGAAACTCAGAACGTAAAGATGAAATAGATGATGTATTTATAGCTACTAAAGGATTAGCAAAAGAATTGAAAATACCTATTCTTACACCGTCTCAGGTGAATAGAATGGGAGCTAGAGATAGTGTAATAGAAGGAGATAAAGCAGCAGGTAGTTACGATAAAATGATGGTCGCTGATATGTGTTTTTCTTTATCTAGAATGAAAGAAGATAAAGTACTAGGTACTGGGAGAATACACGTTATGAAAAATAGATATGGACAAGATGGTATGACATATAATATAAAGATGGATACTAACAATGGACATATAGAATTTTTAGAGAAAGCAAACGATGACGAACTACAGCAACAAGGGGAACCATTCTCTAAAGATGCTGTACTAGGATTATTAAAAAAAATATAAAAAAAGTTGTTGGAAAATGCAATATATATTATATTTATTAAAGGCCCGAAAGTTAAGAATCTTATCGGGTTATTTTGTCTAACACCCACCCAAATATATAAAGATATATGAGTTTATTAAAAGAAAGAGTTGTTTATAAACCCTTCGAATACCCCAAAGCATATGATTACTGGCTAAAACAACAACAAGCACATTGGCTACATACAGAAGTACCGATGGCACAAGACGTTACTGATTGGAAATCCAATATGAAAGATCACGAAAAGAACGTTGTTGGTCAAATTTTAAAAGGGTTTGCACAAACTGAAACTATAGTAAACGATTATTGGTCTACTCTAGTAACTAAATGGTTTAGAAAACCAGAAGTTATAATGATGGGTACTACTTTAGGTTCAAGTGAAACGATTCATGCAGAAGCTTATTCTTTATTAAACGAACAGTTAGGATTAGATAACTTTGCTGAATTTATGGAAGATGAATCAACTATGGCTAAGATAGAATCACTTATGGACGTAAGAGACAACCATGATGGAACTCCTAACTGGCATGATAGAGCTAAGTCACTAGCGATTTTTTCCGCGTTTACGGAAGGTGTGAACTTATTTAGTTCTTTTGCTGTTTTATTATCTTTTAAAATGAGAAATAAATTAAAAGGTGTTGGTCAAATAGTAGAATGGTCAGTAAGAGATGAATCATTACATTCTGAAGCAGGATGTTGGTTATTTAGAACTCTAATGAAAGAGAATCCTAAATTTAAAACTAAAAAGTTAGTAAAAGAAATAGAAGAAGCTGCTCATTTAGCTTTACAGTTAGAATTTGACTTTATAG